ATTAGCTCAGCTGGCTAGAGCGCCTGCCTTGCACGCAGGAGGTCATCGGTTCGACTCCGATATTCTCCACAATTCACAACTAAATATATAAAAAATGGATATTAAGAATATGTATAATAAGATGATTAATATGACTAACATATTCGGACTATTTGCTAATGATGAAGGTTTAGAGGGATTAGATACTGAAAAAGATGCTAAAACTTTAGTAGAATTTAAAAAATCTCCAATATATCATATAGGAATGTATAAAAAGTTAATATCTAATCACATTAATTTTAATACTAAAGTTCTTAAATTCTTTAAAAGTACTAATCAGGAATTTGACATTAATGATGTAAGAGAAGCTGGAGAGTATGTTGTATTTAATAGGGCTTGGTCTTATATATCCAACGTAAAAATGAAAGATAAAGGTTATATCGACGCTATTAAACATTATTCAGACGAAAATTTTCATGCATCTTTAGATATGGGAATTGCACATTTTCAAAAAGAAGAATTATATGAAAGATGCGCACTTCTTTTAAAAATAAAGAAAAAATCAATTAAATTATTAAAATAGCTTGGATATCACAATTTTTTTTGGTACCTTAGGTACACAGGTTTAAGGAAAAAAGGAATTGAGAGATAGAGAGATGAGAGAATTAAGGATAATGGGTACAAGAGGTACCAATAATATTAATACAAATAAATAAAATATGGCATTACGCAACCCAGAAACTGTATCACGTCTATTAGATAGAATGACAGGTTCAATGAAAAATCTAAAGTTAATTGTTAAATCACAACAACCAGTAGAAGATTTTATCAAACAAATTGAAATAACAGAAGATCTTATAGATCAACTAACTTCAACTTTAGAAAGAGAAGGATCACCATTAAGAAACGGATAAACTAAAAATAAAAGTTATGAAACTATCAGCAGAACAAATACAATCTAATTGGGAAGAATTCCATTCTAATATAATAAAATATATTAAGGGTGATAGACAAACACAATTATTAGCATTTTATACTAAATTCCAAGAACGTTTAATATTAATGCCAGCAGCTCATAAAAAAGAATATCATAATGCTTTCCCAGGAGGGTATGTAGATCATGTTAATAGAGTAGTTAGATGTGCTCTTAAACAATATAATTTATGGAAAGATGAAGGTGCAGATATTAGTACTTTTACTATTGAAGAATTAGTATTTTCAGCTATTAATCATGATTTAGGAAAAATGGGTGATGAAGATCATGAATCATATATCCCACAAACAGATAAATGGAGAAAAGATAAATTAGGTGAAGATTATATGTTTAATAAAAAATTAGCATTTTCAGCAGTACCTGATAGAGGTTTATTTTTACTCCAAGATAATGATATTAAATATACATTCAATGAAATGGTAGCTATTCAAACACACGATGGGTTATATGACTCAGCAAATGATAAATACTTAAAAGGATGGATGCCAGAGCAAAAACCAAGAACTTCATTACCCTTTATATTACATCAGGCAGATATGATGGCGGCTAGAATTGAATTCGAAATAGAATGGTTACCTAAATTTAAGAATGAAGTGGATAAGCCAAAAAATAATTATACATTAAATACCAATAAAAAGTCACCTATAAAAAATAAAGCTTTGGGAACTATTAAAAGTGAGGGACTTAAAAATATATTTGATAAATTATGATAACAACAATAGTGATACTATCAATAATAGTCGTGGTATTTGTTTTCACGACTATTAATCTATTACGTAAAAATGAAAAACAAGAAGATATTTTATTAGGATATCTTAAATATTTAGATAATATATCTAGAGTAATCGAGGTTTCGGATGAAAAAATAAAAAAAATAGACATTAAGGGATCATTTGAAGGTGATGATGAAGTAGGACACTTCTTTAAAACAATTAAACAAATACAAAAAATTCTTAATGATTTTAACATTAAAAAAATCTAAGAATAAATGGATCATATAATTGAGAAGAATAAAAGAGAAAGAAAAGGACGAGTATATTTTTCCAAAGAAACAGAAGCAAATATAGTTAAATATAATAGTTTAGATCCTATTAAAGATGCTGATGAAAGAAGTGATATATATCAAGACCATATTCATTATCCTTTTTTTAAACTTACACAAAATATAATCCATACTTTTAAGTTTTATTATACTGAAGTTGAAAATTTAGAACATTTACAACATGAATTAATAACATTCTTATTATCAAAAATCCATTTATTTAATCCTGCAAATGGAGCTAAAGCATATTCATATTTTGGTACTATAGTTAAAAGATGGTTAATAGTATATAATACTAAAAATTATGGGAATAAAATTAAAAATATACAAATAACAGATTTAGCTAATTATTCTAATTTAGATTTTTCTGAACCCGGATTTATGTCTTCACAAAAAATGGAAGATAATTTAGATAAAGTTACTGAAGGTGCTTTTGAAGGTGATGAATTATCTAATCAAGGATATAAATATGAAGATAAACTTTCATTTTTTATAGATATATATGTAAAAGATTGTACAGATAGAATATATAAAATTTTTCCAAAAGGAAATGATGCTAAAATAGCAGATGCTATACTTGAATTATTTAGAAAAAGAGATGCAATAGATGTATTTAATAAAAAAGCCCTTTATATTTACATTAGAGAAATGATTGATGTAAAAACTCCAAAGATTACTAAAATAGCAAATGTTTTATATGGTATTTTTAAGAAAAAATATTTATTTTATTTAGAACAAGGTTATTATCCTACCTCAAAGGTTTAATTTTCTTATATTTATAACCAAAATTATGAGCCAATTAGATTCAGTTATTTTTGGGGATAAAAAATTCTCGGATATTTTAGAAGAAATATATAATAACCAAAAGAAAAAATCAGAACAAGTAACAGCTTTAATATCAGAATTAAAACCACTAATCCAAGAAATTGGGGATGCTACTCTTATAGTACCATTAATTAAAGAATATATGGAAATTGGTGTAAAAAATGATGATGCTTTAATTAAAATGGCTACTATTATCCAAAGAGTAGTTAATAATTCTAGTGAAGATGGAGGAATAGGAATAACAGATGATGAAAAAGAAGCATTATTAATAGAGATGGAAAAATTACAAATTAATAAAAAATAATGCCTAAAGTTAATGACTTTTTATCTTCACTATCTCCTAATTCTTCTATTAAAAGTAGTAAGGCTGGAGTATTTGCAGCAAGAGTTATTTATGCTATGCTTGAAGGTAAAACCCAACCAACAGCATTTAAAATCTTTGGGGAATATCAATCTATAGGGGGAATATTTTTTACATTATTAAATAATCCAAATCCAAATCCTGATTTTACATCAGATAGTTTTGCACTTCCTTTATTTCCTAATATGTCTAATATCCCTTTAGAAAATGAGATAGTTTATATAATGTCTTTACCTAGTAATAATGTACAATCTAATGTAAATAGTGTTAGTTATTATTATTTCCAACCAGTTAATATATGGAATAGTGTTCACCATAATGCTATTCCAGATCCTATTAATGGTAATATTAATCAAGTTGGGGATTATCAACAAATAGAAGGGGGTACTACAAGAAGAGTTACTGATGGGGGAACAGAAATTGATTTAGGAAATACATTTAATGAAAAAATAGATACAAGAAATTTACAACCTTATGAAGGAGATATAATATATGAAGGTAGATGGGGTCAATCTTTTAGATTTGGTTCTACTGTATCTGGAAGTATAATACCAAATCCTTGGTCTAATAGTGGAGCAGATGGTGATCCCATAATGATATTAAAAAATGGACAACATGAAGAAGATACACCTACATGGGTACCACAAGTAGAAGATATTAATACTGATGCTTCTAGTATTTATTTAACATCAACTCAATTAATACCAATAAATGTAGCATCTTCAAATTATTTATCTTATTATTCTCCACCTATATCAACTAATGAATATGATGGAGAACAAATTATTTTAAATTCCGGTAGATTATTATTAAACTCAAAATCAGATTCAATATTATTAAGTTCAAATAATTCGATTAATTTAAATTCTATAAATAATGTTAACATTGATTCACCTTCAGTTACAATGAAATCTAATAAAATAGCTTTAGGTGATAAAAATGCTACTGAACCTATTATATTAGGTAATAAATTTTTAAGTGATTTTGAAACATTATGTAGAAATTTATCTTCTTTATCTAAAGCTTTACAATCACCAATAGGAGGACCAGGATTAGTATCTCCACCTTTATTGAATATTGCTCCTGAAGCTGTAAAAGTAGCAACTGCAGCATCAAATATGTTAAGTAATATTAAAAATTATAAATCAACAATAACAACTAGTAAATAATGGGTTTAGATTCAGTAATCACAAGACAGATAACATCTGTTGCCAAAAATTCAGGTAGACTAGATAAAACTGTAGATAAATTAAAATCAAAAGTATTAGATAGAGGATTAGAATTATTAGAAGAAACAGGTATAGACCCAACTACTATCCCAGTTAATATACCTAAAATGTTAAGAGGAAAAAGTACTATAGATCCTAATTCTTTAATTAACTCAGATATAATTTGTCAACAACCATTAATATCAGTACAAAAAAGAGAATCATCTTTAAGATTAATAAATATTATATCTACAGATGTAGAAGATATATATATTACTACTAATGCTATAAAAGATCAATTAATAGAACTTCAAAAACCCGTAAATACTTTAAACAGTTCAATTGGTGGTGTTACAACAACAGTAAATACTATTTCAGGAATAATAACAACTATTAAAGCACTTCCTTTTCCTGTAGCAGTTGCTGGAGTTGGAATACCTGCTAATATTTTAACTATATATTCAGCAACCCTAGATAGTATGGATAAATTACTAGCAGTAGCTAAATCTAATTTGAAAACAATCCCTAAAGCTATATCTATTATGGCTAAAACCCTTAATACTACTATAGAAAAAGTTAATGAATTAGCCTTAGTTTTACCTCCTCTTTTAACATTTTTACAATTAACTAAATCTATTGTTGAATTGCAAGATAATTGTCCAAATATAACACAAGCATCTTTAGATGATGTTAAAAATGATTTATTGGGAAATATATCTGGTAGTCTAACAGGTTCTCAATCTATAAATATTGAAGGTAATAATTTAGAAGAATTATTACAACCTAATGCTGACCCTGGTTATTTTTATAAAAATTTTAGGTTTACTTTAGAAAATGAACAATTTTTAGATCCAAAAACTGGTGAAGAAATTCCAAATCCTTTTATTTTACCATCAAGAAGAATTAGGTGTTTTAGAAGAAACTCTACAGGATTTAATGATGGTATAGGTGGAGGAGGATCTATAGAATTATATAATATTTCTAAAGTAACTAATCCTTATTTAGAAGAAGGAGCATATTCATATGCTTCAGATTTACAAGTATTAGTTAATGAAGGAAGATTTGCAGTTGATGTTTATACAGAAGGAATAACACTTTGGGAAGCTCCACAAGTAAAAAAGATAGTAAAAATATCGGATTCATCAATTAACATTGCTGCTATTACTGATGAAGATGAATTATTAAAGTATGCTATACAATTAGGTTTTAATACTACAGCAGAGTTAATAGCAAGTGATTTTTTTGAAACTCAAAATTTACCAAATTATATATTATATGGAGCAAATTTAGTTAATATAAATAATTCCGCTACAGATGTAGCTTTTGGTGCTAATAGACTTATTGCTTTAGGTCGTCCTGATGATAACTTAGAATGGTATGAAAGAGATTTTAATCAAGGAGGTACTATTGATGTTTCTTCTTACATAACATCAGGAACCATTCAAGTAAATGCTCCAATTAATATAAGAATGAAAACTTTTGGAGGAACAGGTAACCCACTTAATGGTGCTCCAAGATTTACAGAAGCTTTATTAACAATTAAACGATCATTTAGTATACAAGATGATATTAATCCTTTTACAGGTAAGATAGTTGGTGCAGAATCAACAGAAACTAATATTCAAGAATTTAATTCCCAATATGGCGAATATACAGATGGAGTAAAAACTATAGATATTTTAAATACTGTTTATGAAACTTTTAATGATGCTACAACAGATGATAATGATGTTATTATTCAAGGAGCTATAAAAAGATTAGAAGATGGTTTACCTGTTACTATGTCATCAATTTCTAATTTTTCATATAGACAACAACTATTATTTATTTATAAAGTAGCAACTGAAGATCCAAATTATGGCCCTAACGATATAAAAGATATTATAGAAACAGTATATACTAAGTTTAGATACCTTTTATCAAACCCACCAACTTTAAAACTATCAGAAAAATTATTTGGAATGAGTTCAACAAGTAAATCTATTGATTATGAAGGTATAGAAAAAGTTACAAATATAAACTGGTGGGGAACTGCTAGATATTATGATTATGAAGGTATAGATGTTTCAATAGCACAAAAGACATTAATTCTTTCTATGTTATGGGCTGCTTCAAATCAATGGATAAATCAATATAATCAAATATATGGAGATAGAACAGATTACAATAATGGAGCTTGGGTAGGTGGAGCAAGTAATTTTCCAATTATACCAACACAAGTAGGAAATGAAAATACTGATATTACTATACCAATTCAAGTAACACAATTAGCAGCTGTTAATGAAACTATAGATGAAATAATAGGTGGTTTAGAATTAATAGGAACTTATTCATATGATTTAGAAATAATTAATAGTAATCCTATAGCAGGGGGTGAAGCATTTTTCTATCCAACAAATTTCACACAGTTTACAATAGAAGATAAAACTATATTATCAAATACAACTCCATTAGAACAAAGTAACGTAGAAAATATACAAAAGTATAATTAATTAATATTTATAAATAAAATGAAGACATCAGCACTAAAAACAATAATAAAAGAAGCCGTTAGAGAGGCAATTCAAGAAGAATTAAAAGAAATTTTATTAGAAGCTGTTAAAACTCCAAAAGTTATAACACAACCAACATATACAGCTCCTGTAATGGAAAATAAAGCACCAATAATGCCTCAAACTCCAACAATGACTGCAGAAGCTAAAAGAGAAGCATATAAAAACATATTAGGTGATACAGCTTCAACTTTTACAAGTAATAATGCTCAAACCTTTCAACCACAAACTAATATGGATGTGGCAAATGGTACTTTACCTCCAGGTGAAGTTGATATGAGTCAAATAGCAGGATTAATGGGTAAATAATAAATAATGGCAAAAATAATACAGAGTAAATTTCCAATAGATCTTACCCCTAGTGTAGCGGTTGGGTATGGATTTCCTATGAATGGACCTGCTGTATTTCTTCCAACATATACAACTAGAGATCAAATTAAAGCTAATTTAATTAATTACTTATTAACTAATAAAACAGAAAGAGTATTTAATCCTAATTTTGGTGCTAATTTAAGATCATTATTATTTGAAGGTATAGTAGATTCTACTCAAGATGAATTATTATTAAGTATTCAAGATAATATAGGTAGATTTTTCCCTAATATTGTTATTAAAGATATAAAATTTGAAAATGAGATAGATAATAATACAACTAATTTCATTCTTACATATCAAATAGAAAATTTTGGTATTGAAGATATGATTAATATAGAATTACAATAATGGCTAATTTAAAAAGAGATATAAGATATACTGATAGAGATTTTAATACTATTAGAAATCAACTAATACAATATTCTAAAACATATTTCCCAGATACTTATAATGATTTTACAGAAACATCTACTGGAATGTTATTTATTGAAATGGCTTCTTATGTAGGAGATGTAATGTCTTTTTATTTAGATAATCAAATTCAAGAAACATTTATACAAAAAGCAAGACAAAACCAAAATTTATATGCTTTAGCTTACTCATTAGGTTATGTACCTAAAGTTACAACAGTTGCAACTGTTCCATTAGATTATTATCAACAAGTCCCAGCTATATTAAGTGCTAGTGTTTATATTCCTGACTATAATTATGCTTTATTAGTACCAGAAAACACACAAGTAACTTGTATAAATGATAGTACAATTAAATTTTTAACTAAAGATGCAGTTGATTTTTCTGCTTCAAGTTCACTTGATCCTACTACGGTATCAGTTTACCAAATTGCAAATAATAATCCAACTTATTATTTATTAAAAAAGACAAGAAAAGCCACTTCATCAAAAATTGTAACAAAACAATTTACATTTACTAATGCTAAAAAATTTGATAGTGTAAATATAAATGATACTAATATTGTAGGCATTTTAGATGTATTTGATAGTAATGGAAATCAATGGTATGAAGTACCTAATTTAGCTCAAGAAAATGTCTTTAATTCTATTAGAAACACAAATACAAATGACCCAAATTTTATTGTAGATGAAGAAGTTCCTTATTTATTAGAATTAAAAACTGTACAAAGAAGATTTGCATCGCGTTTTATAGATTCAGGTTCATTACAATTACAATTTGGTGCAGGTAGTACTAGATCAACTACAGAAGAAATCATACCTAATCCTGATAATGTAGGTTTAGGTTTACCATTTGAACAAACAAAATTAACAACAGCTTTTTCTCCTACAAATTTTGTATTTACAAATACTTATGGTATTGCTCCTTATAATACTACTTTAACAGTAAGATATCTAACAGGAGGGGGTGTAAGTGCTAATGTAGAAGCAGGAACTTTAACTGATGTAGATGATACAAGTGTATCTTTTGTAAACCAACCAATAATTACTACCCCAGCAGTTACAACAACTTTAGCTAATCAAATCTTTGCTTCTCTAGCTACTAATAATGCAGTAGCAGCTGATGGAGGACAAGATGGAGATAGTATAGAAGAATTAAGACAAAATGCTTTAGGTAATTTTCAAAATCAATTAAGAACAGTAACAGCTCAAGATTATTTAGTTAGAGCATTATCAATGCCTTCTAATTTAGGAGTAATAGCTAAAGCTCATGTTCAACCTCAAAAAATAGGAGATTACCAATCAGGTGAATTACCATCGGTTTTAGATTTATATGTTTTATCTTATGATATTAATAAAAATTTAAGAAATGCTTCAATAGCATTAAAAAGAAATCTATCAACATATCTATCAGAATATAGAATGATTAATGATTCTATTAATATAAAAGATGCTTATATTATTAATATTCAAGTCAATTTTGAAATTGTTGTTAATCCTAATTTTAATAATAATGAAGTGCTAACTGCTAGTATAGATTCACTTATAGAATACTTTAATATAGATAGATGGTTAATAAACCAACCAATAATAGTTAAAGATATATTTGTACTATTAAGTAAAGTAAGTGGGGTACAAATAGTAAAAAATATAATAATAAATAATTTAACTGGAGAAAGTAAAGGATATAGTAATTTTTCATATAGTATAACATCAGATGCTGGTGGTAGTAAATCTTGTGGTGTTACTAATGATGAAGTAATATACCCATCAATTGATCCTATGATTTTTGAGGTTAAATATCCTAGACAAGATATAATAGGTAGAGTTGTGGTAATATAATAAAATATAAAAATGGCAAATAGAAAAATATTCCCTACAAAAGATGCTTCAATGTATACTTTATCTCAAAGTATGAATACTGGGTTAGATGAAATATTAGAAGCTACTACTATTATACAACAAGACTCACCTCAAGTTAGTAGATATGTACTTAAATTTTCTCAAGATGAAATTAATACTTGGGTTACTTCTAGTGTATCGGGTTCAGTTACAGGTACAACAGCTGGAGTAATGGTACTTCAAGATCCATATTTAGTAAGACCAGAATCATATCAAAGATTTGAAACTAAAGGATTATCATATCCAACAAGTTCAAGAAATAAATTTGACGCTATAGTAGAGCCATTATACTCAGGTAGTCAAAATCCAAATGAACCTATATATGCAGGTGGAAGCGGAACAGGTTTACAACTTTATTTAGCAACAGCAGCATCATATTTCAAACCAGGTGTTAGTTTAAGTGCATCAATAGCAACAAGTAATGCAGGTGGTCAACCAGCTGATAATGGTTGTAATATGACAGCTCCAGACGGTAATTATGGTCCATTTGCATTTAATAGAGGCGCAACAGGTAATTTAGAAGCAGATACACAAGGTGCAACTGTAACACTTGTAGTTAAAAATAATAGATTTGAAGATGCCTTTGTAGGCACAACAGCATTAACTTCAGGTGCTGAATTATTTGGATCAGATACAACTGAAGGTGCTCTTCCTTCTTATGGACAATCTAATGCAGCAACAATGGCTGTTTTAGCTGCAGATTTAATAGCTGCAGGAATACAACTTGAATCAGGTGGATTAGTTGCAAGTCAGAATGTTTTAGCACAAACAGGAGGAGCAGCAAAAACAGCAATAGGTAACGTAACAGGACCTTTTGAAATTGATTTAAGTGGAGCAGGTGTTACTGTAACAGGTGGGACACAACAAACAGGTAATGGTGGAGCTTTAACATTAACTGGTGATGGAGCTGGTAATGTATCAGCAGCTACAATTCCAAGTCTTGGTCAGGGTCAACAGTATGTAGTTGGTAATATAATAACAATACCACAAGCTAATTTAATAGCAGCTGGTTTTACAGGTACTGTAGGTGTATTAACACTTACTTTAGCAGCAAGTAATATAACTGCTGATGTAGCAAATAATGATGTTTCATTTAATAATGGATTTGGACAATTAGATGATGATTGGGGCGTATTTCCAATTGTTACT